GATAAACATCTATCTGGTATTGTATTAACTGCAAATGCTATTCCATGTAAAAATTCACCATGATATTTTAAATGATTATGTGTAAATTCTTTTCGCACCCAACATTTAAAATGGGGAATATTACTTATTAAATATGACAGTTAGCACCTCCATCTTCTCCTTGCTTGTCTTAATCTTGAATTAGGATCTTTAGCTGCTTTAGGAAACTTTTTCATTTGTCCTGCAGATCTAGCACAAAAACTCTTTCTTCTTTTAGCTCTCTTTCCTGTTGGTTTCTTTTCTGTCACAGCAGTCTTTAATTTACTGCCTGGATTCTGTCTTCTATATTTAGCAACACCTGCTGCTGTTAGTCCAGCACCACTTTTAGTAGGTCTTTTATGACCACCACCAATAGTCATGCCTTTCATTCCTTTACCTTTTATTTTTCTTTTCTTAGGCATTTGTTGCTCCATAACCTCTAAGTGCTTTACCAACACCTCTAGGTTTTTGTTGTTTCTTTTTATTTTTCTTTTTATTTTTAACTATTTTAGGTACAAACTTTTTCTTTTTAGTTAGTCCTGCTAAACCACCTTTAGCTAAATTTCTTTTTCTTCTTAAAATATCTGCATATAATCTTAGTATTTCATTACCTGCATAACTTTGAGGATCTTCTAAAAGACTACTTATATTACGTTGTACAGAAGGAGGTCCTTGACGTGCAGCACTAGGACTAAACTCTGTAGGAAAATCTTGTCTTGTATATCCTCTAGTAAACTGAGTTGTTGAATAATTTGGTTCCATTCCTGGTAAATAAGGTTGCCCTCTTTTAGCAGGACCAGTATCAACTCTAGTTGGAGTTGTCATAGGACTACCTGGATCTTCTCTAATCATAGCATCTAAAACGGCATCCTCTGCAATTTCTTCAGCAGTTCTTGAAGGAAGTTTTTTATCAACAGCAGCATAAGCCTGTCTATATATTTGTGTAGCTCTTTCTATTGTTAATTGATCTTCCTGTGATAATCTATTAAATTCAGTTGGTGTATAATTAAATTTTAAAAATGGTTTTACTTCTGCTTTACTTTCTCCAGAAGCACCTATACTTTTTATTAAAGACTTTGATTCTAATCTTCTTAATAAATCTGGAACATTAGCTGTTTCAAACTCCATTCCTTTTGCAGTATATAAATCTTCTACTTCTGCATCTCTAGGATCATATTCTCCACGAACTCTAGCTAATTTTTCTTTAGTTTTATCTTCACTAACTTCTCTTGTTGCTCTTTGTGCTAATCTACCTGTTTTAGGATCTATAGTAATAGGTGTTGCATATCTACTTATAGAAGCACCTCCTGGTGATCCTATAGGTTCAGATAAAACATCTATAATTTCTTGTCTTAGTTTTCCTTCAGGACTTTGTAAATCAGCAATAGCATTTAATGTATAGGTTAATAAATCACTTCTTTTTACAGTTAAGTCACCTTTAGTTTTATCTTTTTGTAAAGCTTTAATTAATTTTTGAACTGATTCATCTTGTTTACCTACACGTTGAAATTGAGCAGGATTTTGTATTAAACTATAAACTCTTTGTGCTTCTCTTAATTTTTCTAATCTAGGATCAGGTTCTTGTGTAGATACTTTTCGTAATGCACCTTCAGGTCTAGGATCTAATTCTAATTGTAAAGGTTTTCTACCTTTTTTAGTTAAAATATTAAAATCAGAAGATTCAAAAAAGTTAGCTAATTCGTCTTTAAGACTTACACCACCTTCTACCTGTTCCCAATTTTTAGAATTTTTTGCACTAAATTTTTTATATGATCCTACAGGAGCTTTAAATTTTTTAGACATCTTTTCATCTTTAATAAAAAATCCTGTCTTTCTATCTGCAAAATCTTTAAAATATTTTTTTAATGTTTCATTGCTTTTTTTATTTTGTTTTGTTGTACTTGCATCTATTGTAGGTATTAATTCTTTATTTACAAACTTTTCAAATTCATTCTTTTTAAATTGTGGACCACCTAAACTTTTTAATGTAACTTCTTTTCCTTTTTCAAGATCAAACTTTTCCATTCTTTTTCTAGCTTCTGCTGTAGCAGCTTTACTAGTTATACCTGTTCTTTGTCTAATTATATTAGCTAAATCTATAGAAGACATAAATTTTCTTTTACCTGTTTTATCTAAAAATGTTGCTCTTATAATATCTTCATCAGGTTTATCAAAACCCATTTTACCTGTACCAACACCACCTAAATCTATAAATTCTTCATCTTTAGTAACACCTTTTTGTTTACCTAATTCATCTATAATCTCAGCTTTAGATTTTAATCTACCAGTTCTATCTCTTTGTTCTATTTTACCAATAGCACTTTCTTCATCAGCTTTACCACCACGTATGCTTTTATCTGTATAATATTTAGGATTATCTCTAAGTTCTTCAAACTTTTCAACAACAGCATCTCCTGCTTTAGCTAACATTCTTTGTAGTGTTTTTGGTTTTAATCTTATCACTATTTTTTACCCTTTTTCTTTTTGTTCTTTTTTTTAACTTTTTTATTTTGTAATCTTTTAGTTAATTGCATTCTAATACTTGACCTACCTATTGTCATTAGTTACTCCCTTTAACTAAAACATTAGGACCACCACTTGGATTATGTGCAGTCTCCATATTATCCTGTCTTGATCTTCTTGCTTGATTACGTAATCCTTCTACAGCATTTACATAATCAGCTTGGTATAATTGTACACCATTAGGATTTTTCATAAATCTATTTGCTTCTATCATGCATGCATAAAATAATGCATCATAACAAAACTCACTAAAATAATTTGTTGTAGTTACACTTGTATCTGTAGCACTTGCTAAACCTAATGGTTTACGTACATAAGATATTTCTCCTGATAAAGCAGATGCAGGAGTTGGTACTATATATATTGATGTTTGATTTTTTCTAGCGTAATATCTAGGAGTACCTGTAGATGCACTTGCATAAGGAAAGTAATCTATAGCATACTCATAAGGTCTTTGTAAGATTGTTGTTATATTAGAAGAAGCACTTGTTTTAAAATTAACACTTCTTATAATTCTTGTTTCAGCAGGAAGACTAACAACTGGATTAGATGCTGTAAAAGAAAAAGAGCTAAACTCTGTTAGCCCTACATCATCTAAATCTTTTATTAAACGTATCTCTGCTTTTTCTACAAAAAAAGGTATTTGATCTGCAAATTCTGTAGAATCATTTTCTGTTGTATTTATTATATCTGTTTTGAGAAAAGAAAAATTAGGCATCTATCTAGCCTACAAATAATGTAACACTACCTGAATTAGGAGTAGATACACTTACTGTTGCATCACACCTAACACCCATATCACCTATATAAATATCTGCTGTTCCACTAGCTGGAACTTGAAACTTTATCTTATCTCCTGTACTATCAGCTATAGCAAATGTACCTGCTATAGTAGAATATGCATGAATAGCTACTATTCTTGTAACACCATTCGTTGCAATAATTACTCCATCTCCACCTGATTTATTTACTGCTGTTATATTTTTAGCCATCTATTATCCTTAAAGTATAGGGAGAGTATTTTACTACCCTCCCCAGTGGTTAGTGGTTATGCACCCTCGTTACCTACGTAACTTCTCCAGTCAGATACTCCAAAAGAATATCTTTCTCTAGCTTTGAAACGTAAGTTACCAGTATCAAAATCTGGTTCCATCTTGGTTTGTAAAGGTGTTCTATTAAACATCTTTGCACCATTTGGAATATCAGTTTTGAAAAAGTATGCATTAGTATCAGTGAATCTTCTATTCACAAAGTAACCTTGTGGAATAACACCCATACTTCTAACAGCATTAATGTCATTTACGTTAGTAATTCCATTACCACCATTAGCAGCAGTAGTTGTTGAATACTCACTTTGTAATACTTGAGCTGCAGTAAAAGTTAAATCAACAGGAACATGTAATGATACAGCTTGTGCACCTATTAATATTCCTCTATCATCTTTAGTCTTTTGAATCTGTATAACAGCAGTTTCAATAGAAGCTTCAGATAATGCTGCTCCAGTATATAAGTTAGTTTGTACACCTGCTGATATAGTTGGATGAGATGCACTAAAGAATGGTTGACCATCACCTATAGCATCAGCTGCTGCAGTGCTAAAACTATTGTTAAATATCTTAGCAGCTTTTACCTGCTTAGTATTTGCCATAGCTCTAGCTAATCCTTTTGCTCTTAACTTTGCAAAAGTATCATATAGATTGTCTTCCATTGCTTCTTCTGTGACAGCAAAAGCTAAAGCTATAGTCTCGTTGTCATAACGAGCTGTATAACTTTCTTGAGCATCATCAAAAGAAACTGATTCACCCTCACCTTTTACAGGTGCAGTTCCAAATCCTGTAAATAGAACTTCTTCTTCAAAAGCCCTATCAGAATTTTCTATTTCAAAAAGAGGTTGATGTTCGTCATTTACCTCACCATACTCCGTACCAAAAACTGCATTCAATCCTGGTAGGAGTTCTTTAGCAATACTTGCTCTATTTATAGCCATATATTATTCTCCTTTAGATTATGCAGTTGACGCAGTTGCAGTGACATATCTGTCTCTGTGCGTGTTTAAAAATACTTCAACGATTGGAAAAGCATCAGTGTCGTCAGTTTCTTCGCCATCCTTTTTCTTACCAATCACTCTTGCTACTTGTTCTGTTTCTCCACCAGAAGCTGCTAGTAAATAATAACTAGAGTTTCCAGTTGTTGTATTACCAGAACTTGCTGTAGAACTAACAGTACAATTATAATTCTTTTGTACCATTAATTCATTAGCAGATAATGATAATGAACATTGAATGTAGTAAGTTTGATTTGGATCTGTGATGATAAAGAATTTAACATCTGAGTATCCGTTTGCAGAAGTTCCTGTTGTCCAATGTCTACTAAACTTTTGTTCGCCATTTAACACAAAAGAACACCCTGCAAATACACCTGAAGGTTTTAGTGTTGCTGCTATAAAAGGTGAAATAGTTGCAAAGTTTGCACCTGGCAGTACAACAGGGTCTCCTGTAAATATTTTATTAGTACATGCTCCACCTGATGTAGGTGAAAAAATATCTGTGAAAGAACCAGTGTTGTAAGCTCCACCTTTTTTCCTAGCAGGAACGAAACCTTGAAAAGCTTTTACATGAGCCATGTTTCCTCCTATTAAGTTAAAAAAGTATTAGAGAATTAACTCTGAAATTTTGGAGTTCTTCCTCTAATGGTTTGAGATTTACTTGAATTACTGATTGGCATTCTAGAATTATTATTCTTCATTAATTGACTGTTAACTGCTTCCATTAATGAATCAGTCTTATCCTTATAGTATGCCTTTCTAGCGTCAATACGACCAGTAGGTATTTTACCTAACGCAACGTCTCCACGACAGACTGCTCCAGCGTATTTACCTTCATCCCTCACGATAGATGAATGTTCCATCTCAGGTACTTCTTCCTGAGAAACAAACTGCCATCCTTCTTGCATTTTCCTACCTATATGAGAAACATCATCTTTTCCCTTTAATGTAAGTCTTATCCATCCTAATGTCATACCTTCGTCATTGAAACGATCTACAATAGGTTTAGGTATCTCTAATAAGTTTGGTTCTTCAAAAGTATATGTTGTTTGTTCTTTAGTATTATTTTCTCTGAGTTGAGAACTACGTGTGTTATTTGTTCGTGTCATTGGTTACCCTCCACGTCTAGTGTTAATATTTGTATACTCTCCTTCAGCTTGAGTAGCTTTTCTTTTTTCTAGAGCATACTGTTCAAGTGGTATTCCCCACTTATTAGCTAGTCTAACATCATCTTTAGATAGTCTAACTTTTTTTGGGTTAGGAGTAGAACGTGAAGCTCCTGCTACCACCTGAGCAGGCTTTGACGTAACCTGCTGGCGATTATCTTGAACATTTCCTTCATCTTGAAATTTAGTAGGAAATGATTCTCGAATTCTTTTGTCAACCTCTTGATAAAATTCTACATCATTAGTTGAATATCCTTCTTGCTTTAATTCTGCATCTATAGCTAACGCTGCTGCAGTCATTACATTATCTTTGCCAAACCAAGTATTTTGTTGTGCCCATTCTTGAGCTCTTGGATCTGGTGC